ATGGAGATCAGCTTTGAGGATCAGCTTAATTATTTGCTAGAATTCATTCCACATGGTTGGAGATATGCAGAAGAGATTTACTGTGTTGCTAAAGACTCCATCGGAAAAGAGAAGGTATTTTTAAAGAGATATGCTGATCGTGAGCCTTCATCTCATCAGCAATGGTTATCAGTGGATAAACAAAACCTTGATGGTGTTATTCAAATCATGGTTGGCGGTGTTACACCTGAACCTATTCCAGCATCAAAACTTTTGCTATTAACTCTCAATCGCACTGGCTCAAATTTTGAAGGCATTGGCTTGTTGCGTCCTTGTTGGTGGTGGTGGAAAGAAAAACAAAGAGCGGCTACACTCATGGCAATTGGCCTTGAGAAATGGGCTGTGCCTACTCCAATCGTCAAAGTCAATCGTCAAGCCGTTGATCAGATGGGCATCTCAAATGGAGATGTTGAGGCAATGATCAATGAAGCACAACAACAAGCTCAAGCTTATGTAGTACAAGAGCAAAGCTATTTAGTTGAAAATAATATTGTGTCTTTTGATACCTATGGAGGATCCGCTGGCTTTGATGCTAACGGTGCTTTACAAGTTATTCAAGAATGTGACAATCAAATCTCACAAGCTTTCATGGCTCAATTTATGAATTTGGGAATATCCGACACTGGATCAAGATCAGTCGGTGAAGTGCATCTATCGGTATTTAGAAGAGCATGTATCAATTTTCTTGACTTGGTAGCCAGTGCAATCAGTGGGCAAGATAGACGAGGGGGCGGGACTATTGGCCGTCTTATCCGTTGGAATTATGGCAACATTGAAGCAACTAAATTGCCTCGTTTAGTTCATAGTGGTTTAGATACTGATGCACTAGCAGAAGCACTTGCCAGCTTGCCTTCATTGGTACAAGCTCAACTCTTGACGCCTGATGATGATCTTGAGAGAGCAATCAGACAAAAGATCGGTGCTGGTCAATTGCCAATTGAAGCAAGTAGAACATCACAAGATCGAGCAGTTGCACAAAATCCAGCTTTAGCTATGGCTGAAAGATTGAGAGCAATCAGATGAACGAGAAACAAATATCACTTGCTAAACAAAGATTGATGAATAGAAGATTTAATGCTTATCTCAATGCACCTAAGAAATATGATGGAATAGATTTTACTCCACCTCAAGGCGTGAGAGATGCAGCAATCAGAGCATTAAAGAAACGATCTGAGCAACCACCTTCAAAGCGTGGGATGACAGCCGTTGGCATTGCTAGAGCAAGAGATTTATCTAACGGCGTTACCTTATCACCTGATACCATTAAGCGAATGGTTGCCTATTTCACAAGGCACGAAGTCGACAAGCAAGGCTCAACATGGGCTGAATATGGTAAAGGTAGACAAGCTTGGGATGGTTGGGGCGGTGATGCTGGTTATACTTGGGCAAAGAAAATTTTAGCACAAATGGAAAGAGCTGATGAGAAAGAAAAAGCATTGTCGGAATCTCCCTTGCCGTCCTCCAATCGTACTGACATTAAGGTATTTAGAGAAAGAATCAGGTTGGGAGAAATTGCTTTATATCCAGGACAAGACATTAAGGTGCTTTCTGTGGGTAAGGTCAACTCAAGGATCAATGGCAAGACGATTCAAGATGTCACTCCTCAAATCCTCTCTGAGATGGTAAGAGTATTCAAGGCAAGGCTCAATGAAGATCCCGTTATCATCGATTGGAATCATCAATCATCTCCCTTTATGGATAACGGGCCAACTGATCCAGCTCAATCTATGGCATACGGTGAAATCTCTGATGTATATGTAAAAGATGATGCACTTTATGTAAAACCTCTATATACTCAAGCAGGCCTCGATCTAGTGAAAGCTAGTGAAGGCGTTTTATATCCATCACCTGAATTTTTAGTAGGTGATATTTATGCAAGGGAAGATGATCCAAAGCCAATCGGATTTGCTCAACTTCAAGCTGTCACCTTGACGGCTAGACCAGCTCAATCTAAAAATAAAATTAGTCGTGTTTTACTCATGGAGAACATAATGAATCCAGAAGAATTAAAGGCTATGACAGCTGATCAACTCGTGGCTTTAGTGCTAGAAAAAGATCAACTCGTCAAGCAATTAGAAGCACAAGTTGAAGGCTTAAAATCTGAAAATGATCAACTCTCAGCACCTGAAGACGGTAGCATGAGCGGTGATAATGGTGAAGAGATTGCCATCAAGCTTGACGGTGAAAACCTTGACAAGAAAAAGATGATGGAAGATGAAAAGAAAATGTCTGAAGCCACCGCTTTATCTGAAAAGGCACAAGCCAAACTGATGAACGAACTAAATGCACAAGTCACTTCTTTGTCTGAGCAAGTCAAGACCTTACAAGCTGAAAAGCATCAAGCTGAAAGAAAGCTTGTGATTGACGGCTTGCTTAACACTGGCAAGATTGCACCTAGTGAAATTTCAGCCGTTGAATCAGCCTATGATATCAAAGACAAATTCCCAGCTATTTGGCAATCATTCAGTGAAAGAAAAGCAAATCAAGCTATCAACCTTTCTGAAAAGGGACATGCTAGCACCGCTCAAGAGATCAGCTTTATCGATCAAGTGAATGAAATTAAAAAGACAAAAGGCATCACATTCTCAGAAGCCTTAAATGTCATGAAGAACGAACAACCTGATGCTTACATCAAACATTTCAAAGGATAATAATCATGAGCTTAAATAATCATGCTATCTATAAGACCTTTATCGCATCTGCATCTATCACCGCTTTGACCTTGGTTAAACTTGATAGCGATGCAAAGGTAACTCCATGCACAGCCTCAACTGATGTCCCTGTTGGTATTGCTCAACTTGCTGGTGCAAGTGGTGATGCTATCAATGTATGCATCAGCGGCGTTTCTCGTGTTGTTGCTGGTGGTACTATCACCGCTGGAACTCACTTTTTTGTGCAACCTGGCACCGCTGGCAAAGTTTATGCTTATGATGGCACAGGTGCAAATACTCAAATTATCGCTGGTCGTTTCTTGCCAAACGTTGCGAATACCGCAGCAAGTGCAAATGAAGAAATCGAAATCCTTTTCAATGTCTCTTTAGGAGTCTAATCAAATGGCAAATTCTAGCTATAGCAATATTCATCCAGTCAACGAAATCCTTCGCAACCTTGCCATTGAAGCAATTCCTAGCGATGGACAACTGATCGCCGATCAAGTTATTGAAAATGTTGATGTCAAAGCAATTGGTCCAACAGGTACTCTCTTGATCGAAGAAACACGCAACTTCATGGGCTCTCCTGATGTTGATGCACAAAGAGCACCTGGTGCAGATCGTCAACGCATTGGCAACTTTGACCGTTCAAGCACAACCTTCTCAGCAAAGATTTATTCTTTAAGCGATGAAATTGCTCTTGAAGATATCAAGTATTCACAATATCCAGGCAATGAAGAACAAAGATCATTCCGCAAAGTGCAAAGATCAATGCTCTTAAATCGTGAAACTCGTTTGGCAAATCTCTTGTTTAGTGCTGGCAATTGGGGCTCTTATACCTCTGCTCTCGCATCTTTGGCTAGTGGCTCAAATGGTACACAATGGAATCAAGCTGGTGCTGAACCTTTAACTGATCTTCATGCTTTGATCGATGTTATTCGAGCAAATTCTCATGGTATCTTGCCTGATACTTTAGTACTTGGTTATGGTGCTTTAAGAGCATTATCTCGCAATGCTGAAGTTAGAGGCTTTTTCACCGCTGGCAGCACTCCATCAGGTACAGCAGCAGGCAATCGCTTGATGAAAGATGATATGGTGATTTCCGTTCTCAAAGAAGTTCTAGGGATCCCAAATGTACATGTTGGTCAAGCTCGTAAAGAAACAGCAAATGCTGGCTTAACTTCTTCTGAAGCTCAAGTATGGACTGATGACAGTGTTTTCATGGGTATCATGAAAGGCTCTGATGCAATTGCAAATAAGAACGGCGTCAAGGTTATGCCAGTAGCCGCTCTCAATTTTGTATATGAAGGCTACTCTTCAGGTGCTTATGATGATCTCGCTATGACAAAGAGAACTGTTTGGATGGAACATACACATCAAGACAAGATCATTGCTCAAAATTATGGTTTC